GGTGCATCTATGCACATTGACTCGGCTGATATCAGCATTGACGCGGCTAACGTGGCAATGTGCACAGTTGGGCTACAGGGTTCTGTAGTATTTGCTTAACCAAACAAATAGAAACGGGGAAACATCATGTATCCAACACTCATAATTAAATTAGGCGACAACGAAACGACCGAGTACGAGATCCAGACACTTGATGTACACGAATACGATCGCATGGTTCACAAGACCAAAGACTATTCAAGCGAGTTTGGTCGCCAGTTATTTATCGCTTATACGCACCTGACAGGCAAGCAGCCGAAAACCTTTGACGAGGTAGCGGACTGGGCACGAGCCAATGAGGTACGTACTCGCGTGGGGGAAGACAAGGACCCTACGACGAGGGCACTATCGGAAGACTAGCCGTACAGGTAGCCCTACGAATCGGGAGACCGTTCGACGAAGTTATCCGCTACGACTCGGCATTATTCGCAACGATCTTGGAGGAGTTAGGCGATGGCACAGAAAATCACTGACGCCTATATCTCAGGATTAAACGAAGTCCTCAGGTCCTTTAAGGCATTGCCTAAAGAGGCAGCAAAAGAACTGAGAGACTCATCGGTCGTTATTGCCGAGCGATATATGGCACCGTCCTGGCGTGAAGCCGCAATGGGCGCGGGGCCGTGGGGCCAGAAAATCGCGGACAGTGTAAAAGTCCGACGCGACCGTTTGCCAAGTGTGCAAATAGGTGGAAACAAAAAAGTTTTTAGCGGCGGCGCAAGTGCGACTATGGTTCGATACCCATCAGATCAAGGACGTGGAACCGCACGACCAGGGCGAGTCATGCCACCTGCTTTTGAGAAGACCGACTGGATTAAGGAAGCGAAACGCGGCTACGCGACCGAGGCCGTAACCGAGTGGACTAAAGCCGTGGATCGTATCGTTATGAAATGGTCGGTAATGTAATGGCCGGCAAAACATTAACCATTGTCCTAGCGGCAGACATTTCGCGTCTGTCTAAAGGGCTACGATCAGCGCAAGGCGACTTAAACGGATTTGACGGTTCAGTCAGTAGTCTTGGCCGCACCATATCAAACAATTTAGGACCATCTTTATTAGTAGGCGCGGCAGCGGCTGGAGCCTTTGCAATAAAACTTGGCGTTGACGGAGTTAAAGCAGCGCTAGAAGATCAGCAATCTTTAGAAAAACTTAACACAACTCTGCAAAATGTTGGGTTTGGTTCAGCAGCGAACAGCGTAGACGAATTCATTAGTTCGCTACAGATGGCTAACGGCATAGCCGATGACGTCTTACGCCCAAGCCTTAGCCGGTTACTAATTGCTACCCATGACTTGCAAACCAGCCAAGCAGGCTTATCACTTGCATTAGATATTTCTGCCGGAACAGGCAAAAGCCTAGAAGCAGTCACAAACGCGCTCGGCAAAGCATATGAAGGCAATTACGGGGCTTTAGGCAAACTTGGAACCGGCATAGATAAAGCAACACTGCAATCTGGCGACATGCAGAAAATTACTACAGCCTTGGCAAATAATTTTGAGGGTCAAGCCGCTACAGCCGCGGCAACATACCAAGGGAAAATAGACCGTCTTTCACAGTCAGCCAATGAAGCGCAAGAAACTATCGGTTACGCACTTGTCAACGCGGTCGATAGATTAAGCGGCACACTCGGCGGAGCCGATGGCGCGCAAACACAAATAGAGAATTTCGGTAATACGATAGCCGACCTGATTACAGGCGGTTCAATATTTGTTGATTGGCTGACTAGTACTCCAGCAGAATTAGATAATTTTTCTGAATCCACAAATGAAGCAGCAACTAGCACAAGCAATTGGACTTTAGGAATTTTGCAATCCATTCCTATTATTGGTTCCTATGCAGCGGCTCTTGTCGGTTTAGGTGCTTCCACTAATGAAGCAGCAATATATACACAGAATCTAGCAAATGCCGCAGGGCAAACAAGCGGCGCGGCTTTACAAAAAGCAGAAGAAGTTACTAGAAAATACGGCAAAGCCGTAGGCGAAGTGTTGCCACCTGTGACAACTCTTACCGGCGCAATTAAAATAAACACAGAAGCATTAGACGCGCAAAACAAAGCGTTAGACGCATCACTAGACAAATTGAACACACAAAATGACGCGCTAAAAACAGCCGGACAAGCCTATGCAGATTATTACCAAAACTTATCTGGACAAATCACGAGTGGAATTGATTTAGGTGCAGCATTTGCTCAATCGCTAGAAACAGGTCAGCCACTAACCGAGGCTTTGGGCGCACAAATATCAAGCGCCGATTGGTACGGCACGATTTTACGAGAACTTAAAGCAAGCAATGCAAGTCAAGGACTTATAGACGCGATCACGGCAGAAGGCCCAATAGCGGGCGCTAAACTTGGCGAAACAATAATTCTTGAAGGCTTAATACCGACACTTAACGCACAACTGGAACAGGTAAAAGCAAGTGCGGATTTAACTGCAAAAGCCATGGTTCCGGCGTTTCTCATTGAAGGCCAGAACGCGGCCATTGGGTTTGTACAAGAAGCAGCAACACAAGTCCTCAAGGACCAAGAAAAACTTGTCAAAATAGGTAAAAACATAGGCAAGCCCATTGCGCTACAAGCAGCAGCAGAAATAGCGGCAGTGTTGGCTAAAACTTTTAAGGATATTGAAGCAGCGAAAACCGCGGCAGACGCGGCAGCAGCATCAGCAGCAGCAAGTCGACGAGTTCTTGTGTCGGATCAGCAAGCAATCCAACAACTCAACCAGATTTTAGCCAACGGCAACGCACGAGCCGGTTACCAAGACACGGTAGTTATCGCATGACCGCAATCACTAACGTCGTAGATTCTGTCATTATTGGCGGAGTAAGCGTAGACCTAGATAATGTGGAATGGTCACTTACGGTAGATCATGGCCGTAACGACGTCACGCAATCACCACAACCCAGCGGAGCACAGTTTACTATGCTGGGGGCGGCCACAATTATTGGCGGGATCTCGTCCAGCCTTACCGTTACCGCGTCCTCTACATTACGTTTCACTGGCACAGTCTCGGACATACAGATCACGCACCTTGACTCACCAAACGGTAACTACTTAGCCCGTGTGACTTACCAAGCGCAAGGCAACTTCTTTAGACTAGGGCTAGCCAATGTGGGCGCGGCAGGATACGTAGAAGAAACCGTAGATTTACGCACCATAGAGATCATGGACGAAACAGGCTTGGCATATGCAGCCAACATGGACCCGCTTATGGTGCTGCTACCGATTGCAGCCACGACAGAACCCGTACCGGCTTTGACTTTGTTATCTAACATTTGTTCTCAAACCGGCGCTACCATGTATGACTTGCCAGATGGCACAATTGGAATCGAGTCCTATAGTCGACGCGGCTACGATTACAATCCGGCAACTTGGGCATATCTCACCGACACTTGGGCAGATTATCCGCTCTATAATTGGGACGACCTGTACCAAGCGTCAGCAGCCGCGCCTATACCGGTAACCCTCACTAATAATTCGATCATTTGGGAACCCGTATGGCGTAACAATATCCTCGCAGTAGTGAACCGGGCTACGGTCACTTACGGCACGTCAAACCCGCAAGATGTAATCGTCGCTGAGGATGCAGCGAGTCAAGCGGTTCACGGTCTACGGGCAACTGTCCTGCCTACGCAACTCTCTGATCCGCTAGATGCTAGCAATCGTGCCGGGGCAATTATTACGGCGCAATCCGAGCCACGATACGACTTGCAGCAAATACAGATATTTGTCGATTTGCTTACCGCCCCGCAACGGACCGCAATTCTCGCCCTCATTTCAGGCGACCGAGTGCTAGTCGATGGCTTGCCAGAACCCGCTCCAATTACACAATTCTTGGGCATTGTAGAAGGATGGTCTGAACAATACACAGACCAAGGCCACGTGCTTACCCTCAGTCTTTCGGACCCTCGCTACTCGTACGCAATGGCACAATGGATCTCAGTCGATCCGACACTTATCTGGGGAGACGTAAACGCAAGCATCCAATGGTATAACGTCGTCTTACCTGACGACCTATTAGCAGCATAAGGAGAAGTAATGGCAACCACAACGGGCGGCACTCCCTATGTGCAATCAAGCGACCTCGTATCAGGATGGCCTACGTCATCCCTAGCCGTAGGCAACCATGTTGACTTAATCGCGGGCGGTGACATGCACGCGTCTACAGGTAGCCACACTGTGACACTTGCCCAGATTTTGGGCAACAAAGTAATTGTGCAAAACTCGGCAAGCGCAACCGTTGTGACCTTACCAAGCGTCGGCTTGGTTAACGGTATGCAAGTTAAAGTAGTAAACATTAATACCGGCACAGTAACGTTTACGGGCGGCACAGTGACCGGCTCTGTAGTATCTATCGCCACGCAGTACACCGGCTTGACGTTGCTTTATTATTCCGCAGTCTGGTACGCGGTCCCTTTTTCCTCAGGTAGTGGACGCGCAGTCGTAAGCGCCACTACTGGCAGTCCAACAATTACGACAGTTTCTGGAAAAACGTGTTACGACTTTACGGGCAGCGGAACCATCACATTTAGTACAGCCGGATTCGCAAATCTGCTTATTCTCGGCGGCGGCGGCGGCGGCGGCGCATCCTACGCAGGCGGCGCAGGCGCAGGCGGAATCATTGCAGCTAACGATCTGTATTTTGCAACAGGCAGTACAACAATCACAATCGGCGGCGGAGGAAGTGGCGGCACATACGCAGCAGCACAAGAAACCAGCGGCCTAAACGGAACATCGAGCCGAATAGGAAACTATTACGGCGTCGGCGGCGGCGGCGGCGGATCTCGTAACGGTTACTCCACTCAAGTAGCAATCGGCAAAAATGGCGGCTCAGGCGGCGGCGGCGGCAACGACATCGCCACAACAGCAGGCAGCGGACTATCAGGCCAAGGAAACAACGGCGGCACCGGCTACAACAACGGCGGCAACTCAGCCGGCGGCGGCGGCGGCGGCTCAAACGCAGTCGGCTCTAACGGCGCTTTCAACACAGGCGGCGCAGGTGGCGCAGGAGTAAGCAATTCCATCACCGGAACAGCAGTTAGTTATGCAGGCGGCGGCGGAGGCGGATCAGCCACTGGCGGCGCAGGCGGAGCGGGCGGAGGCGGCGCAGGTGGCTCAGGCTCAGGCGCTGGAACAGCAGGCACAGTCAATCTCGGCGGCGGCGGCGGCGGCGGCGCAGCAAACGCAGTCGGCGGCGCTGGCGGCTCAGGTCGTTGCATAATAGTGATCGGATAATTAAATGGCCCATTTCGCGTTAATAGAAAACGAAATTGTTACTCGTGTAGAAGTAATAAACAATGAAGTTATCGCTACCGACAAAGGCAACGATTCAGAGCTAAAAGGAAAACGCTTTCTAGTGTCCCTTTATCCGGAAACGACAGAAGCCCAATGGGTCCAAACGTCCTACAGTGGTGCTTTCCGTGGCGCATACGCAGGACAAGGCTACGCATGGGACGGCACAAACTTTACAGCCCCAGCCGAAACAATCCCGAAAACAGAAAAGGATGCAACCCTCTGACTGGGTAACGCTCATAGGGGGGGTGTTATCCATCGTGACAGTCTTGGTCGTGGCTAACGTGTGGCTAATCCGGTCAGTAGTCCGGCAAGAACTCCGCACATTTGAGGAAAGGCTAAAACATGATCGGCAGATGGCTCGCAACAGCGTGGTCGGCATCCCTGACTAAAGGACTCATCGGCGCAGCACTCGGCGCGGTCTTGTCATGGCTCACCACATCCAACATTGACCCGCTACTTGTAGGCGTATGCGCGGCATGTATTCCTATTCTCATAAACGCGCTCAACAAGTTTGACCCGCGCTACGGCGTAGGCAAACAGACACCACTCTCCGACCTAGCCACAGCAGCGGAGTTCACAATCGAGGGGGAACAATGACCGCATGGAAGGCATGTGCAGCAGCGACCACACTACGCAAGCAGGTAGATAAACGGTGGCCTAAACGCGACCGCGGTGCAGACGGGATTATAGGAAATTCCGAACACAAAAGCAGGCCCAGCGACCATAACCCGACAAAAAACGGCTACGTACACGCTCTCGATATAGACGCGGATCTCTTAGGCTCAGGACGGGGCCGAGGCATGGCGCAAACACTCGCGAACCAAATAGTCGACTATGCGGCTAGCGGGTTACCCGGCTCTCAAAGAATCAAATACGTCGTTTATAACGATCAGATCGCAAGCGGCACATACTCCGCGTCTAAATGGAAATGGCGCGGAAGCGGATACAAGCACTTTGACCATATCCACGTATCTTTCACCGAGTACGGCGAGACTCACGGTGGGGCGTTTCCATTACCGATCTTTGACACGCCAAAGAAATAACCAGCAAAGCCCGTAAATATGATGTATGTTCATCCTTGGAAGGGGAAAACATGACCACATATATTAGACCCGGAAAAGCGGCAGACATGCTCGGCGTGTCCGTTGATTCAATATCGCGTTACTTTGATCAAGGCTCACTCGCTGGAATACGCACACCAGGTGGGCAACGTCGCATCGACAGAGAATCAGTCGAAGCATATCGAGGGCTGACGACCCTACCTGCTAGCACTGAGGTCAAGTAATTGTCTCGGCGTTGGCGGCTTTCATTATTGCCGTCACGCCACTTACAGCGACCACGCATGAAACCGGCTACCAGCCCAGTGCCTACGTTGGCAAGTATTACGACGAGCGTTACGAGGGGCTGCGGAAGTGCATCGGTCAACGTGAAGGGCGATGGAACTATTCCGGAACCGGCTCACACGGGCATTATGTGGGGACTTACCAATTCACACGAGAACTAGCAAGGGGAAGCGCATGGATGATGGAAAAGGAATGGCGCGAAATGTATGGGTCAAAGACCGCAAAAGCAATGCGCTACCGGTTACAACATATAGACCCCACGAAGTGGAGTCGAACAGTGTGGGATCAAGCGTTCTGGACAGTCCTTTCTTGGAATGGGTCACTATCCGGCCTGAAACATTGGAACGGCGGTCGCTACCATTGCCTCAACGGATCGCGAGACAACTAACACTTATCGCAATTACTTTGCTCGCTATCGGCGTGGTGGCATACGCCGGATACATCGAAGGTCTATAACTAACAGCAGTCCGGCGATACCAGCGCAGGCAGCGCACAACCGATGGGCCAGGAGGGGAAGCCTCCCTATCGGATCGCCGGACTAACCAACATTAAAGGGGAAACAAAATGGAAAAAATATTAGTAACAGTTCATGACGCGGCCACGGCTCTGTCTTTAAGCCCAGCAAAAGTCTTCCAGTTAATAGCCGAAGGTCAATTGCAATCAATGAAAATAGGGAAATCTAGGCGTATTAGAGTAGAGGAAATTAATCGATTTATTGATTCATTAACTCCGGCAGACGGAGAAGATGATGAATGACAACCACCACGTTACATGCTATTGGTCAGATCCGAACACTGAGAAGCCGAGAGAGTCGTGCACACTCTGCCAAGGAATAGACGTAGAACTCGATCGGGAACGAAGGCGCATCGCAGACGCGATTTATAGCGTGGTAACTAATCCAAACGATGTCACTTCGCTCGCGGCATGGATCAGGACGGGGGCCAAGAATGGAATCACTCTTTAATCTCGATGAACCGCGTAAGAACGTACACTCATGCACGGGGGCCGGTTGCACGTTTTGCGAGTACGTCAATGGCACACAAGCCAAAGATCGGGCCACAGCAGTAATCGTGAAAGATCCAGAGTGGACGCTACGGGCGACCCAGTGGCGTAGGTCACTCAACTACGGCGCATGTATTACGGCAGATGATCTATTGGAGTCATGTGGGCATCCTGTCGGTAGCCCGAATCAGATAGGCGCATTGTTTAACTCTTGGGCCAAACTTGGGGCCTTACAAATACAGGGAACTATCGGCTCGGCAAGAGCATCGAATCATTCGCGCAAGATTATTCTTTGGAGAGTGGTGTAATGGCTGATTATGACGATCGTTTAGGGAATTACGTTGACGTGCCAGAGCGGCTCAAGCGATTCTATGAAGCCTATCCAACTGGCTCAATCCAACTAGGGCGGCCTGAGTTTATTGAGGCAGACGGTAAACAGTTCGTGTGGGCGCAAGCCTTTGCTTATCGCACTCCAGACGACTTACGTCCTGGTGTGGGCACAGCGTGGGAACTCATTCCAGGGCGCACTCCTTACACTCGCGGTAGTGAACTCATGAACTTAGAGACGTCATGTTGGGGACGGGCAGTCGCTGCCGTGATGCCAGTTGAGAAGATCGCCACAAGTCACGAGATCCGCATGGCGGAAGACCGTAGGGTAGACAGGACTAAAGGCACACAGCCCGAAGACCCATGGCAGACACCGGCAGTCAATCCGTTAAAGACTGGTGAAGCGAAGCGGTTAGACACGCTGAATCTTGCTAGTGGCCCGCAACTTGGGAAAATCCGTGGCACACTGAAAGATATGGGGATCACGGACACAAGCGAGGCAAGGGATCTCGTGAATGCATGTTTGGCCGCTAAGAGCCACACGAAGCAGGTGCAACTCTTGACCGAGTTAAGCAAGCGTGAAGCCTCAGACGTTATCGAGGCCCTAATTGAATCCGTAGATGTCAAGACATTTGCCGCAGAACTTACGCCACCATAAACGACTAGAGCCGAGTGATCCCATGACCGGCGTAGTGTGCACATGGGGGGCGTTTGACCGGAATGACGGAGGAAACAGCACCGGCCACGCCTAGCACTAACACTCTCTAGGTAGGGTGAATAATGCACTAAACCGAAACAACCACGGAGAGCCGGCTTGACTCCGCAAGGAGTAAAGTCGAGGCGGCTCGACCAAAACTAAAGGGGAAACAAAATGAAATACGACAACCACTGCAAGCAAGCGTCATGTCCATGCGACCACACATCTTGCTTTATGGGCTGGACAAGCGACCAGACCTACAGCACCACACCATGTGCCTACTGCCGGCCCTCAACATTCGAACGCTGGTTCCAACGCGAGAACGCAAGAGCAAAGGATTACCCAATGGAAAGCCTCAACAGAATCATGCAGGGCAGCCGGCGCACCACATGACCGCGCAAGGACGGAACAGTGCAGGATACAAACAATGGGTCACCATGTGCCTAACCCAATGCGAACCCGTGTGCTTCAGATGTGGGCAAGACATTGACATGAACCTGCCCAGATCCTCAAGCATGGGCGCAAGCGCCGAACACAAGTACCCGCTAGCGGACGGAGGAGACCTACTCCCAAGCCTCGAAGACTCAGCCCTATCTCACCTCAAGTGCAACAGAGAACACGGCGGCAGGATCGGCGCAAGAAAATCAAGCGCAAGTCAACCAGGAACGAAAACAAACAGACGCAAAGAGTTTTTAAGAGAGCCACAACTCACTCCCGCCGCCCCTCACTTAAATCCCCCCAAGACCTCAGGAGGGGCCGAGAGTAGCCCTGTAGGGCCGGATTACCACGGTGAAGGTTTTGCTTTGCCCAGACTTGAAACGGCGCGACCTTCGCGAGTATTGGGGTCCTACGGGCAAGAGGCCGCAGAGTGGGCCGAGGCAAATATGGGGCTAACTCTTTACGGTTGGCAGCGTTACGCGCTCGATCGAGCACTTGAGTATGGGGAGGATGGTCTTCTCGTGTGGCCGCTGGTGATTGTGACTGTAGGGAGACAGTCGGGTAAGTCCGTGTTGTCTCGTGCCGTATGCATGTGGCGACTCCATCACGCAGAACACTTCGGAGAACCTCAGACGATTCTTCATGTTGCTAATAAGCGGAATACGGCGATGGAAGTCATGAGACCCGCTGGACTTTGGGCCGTCAATAAGTACGGCAAGAAATCAGTGAAATGGGGGAACACTGAGGCAGGCATTGAAACACCGGACGGCAACCGGTGGCTTATCCATGCCGCGAACGATAACGCGGGCGTTGGCTATTCCGTCTCCATGGCATTTCTCGATGAGTCCTGGCGTATTAGTAAATCTACCTACATGGACGCGATCGCTCCAACGATGGCGGCAAAGATCAGTCCCCAAGCGTGGCTCGTTTCTACAGCGGGAGACTCCGCTAGTGACCTCATGCAAACTTACAGGCAAGCGGCTATTGACGCTATGGGGTCAGATGATCCAGACGCGAGCGAGATCTTGATCTTGGAGTGGTCCGCACCTATGGACGCTGACCCCGAGGACCCGCTTACTTGGAAATGGGGTTCCCCAGAGTGGTCATCTAAGCGCGAGAATTTTCTTCGCCAGCAGTGGGCCAATGTGGAAATTTCAGCATTTAAGCGGCAGTACCTGAATATGTGGGTTGCTCATGCTGACCATTGGTTGAAAGACTCGTGGTGGGCGGAGACCACTAGCACAGACCCGCTCCCTGCAGACGGGATCTGGAATATCGCGGTCGAATCAGACTTTGACGGCATGGGCCACGCGGTAGCGATCGCGGCGGAAGACGGCAACGGCAATGTCATTGTGCGAGTCACCACACACCGGACCATGCGAGAAGTAGATACCCAGATAGCCAAAATTCGGCGCGAACATCCCAGCCTATACATTCTCGTTACTCCCGGCTACGTTGACAGACTCAAAGAACGTTTTGATGGACTCGTGGGACAACGTGAAGCAGCAGCAGGAACACAGAACTTACTTGACTTATTCGACCGGCGAGCGATCAAACACGATGGAAGCCAAACACTCTTAGAACACTTCGGTTCATCGACAATCAGTAGGCGTCAGCAAGGCTGGGTCCTCTCCGCGCCGATGGGTAGAAATGGCGTGTACGCGGCTAGGGCCGTCATGTTTGCAGCCGCTCAAGCCTCGAAGACACCTCGGCCCATGGCTATGGTTCGCAGCCGCAGACGCGCATAAAACCCGCATAGCACACATTGCTAAGACTTGCAGTATTTACGCGATATTCTTACCGCGTGGCGTTTCCCCGTTTCACAGCGATCTTGCGGGATCAGCGTTCGATTGCTGACTCCCTGACTCAGCCATCCCCGGAACCGATCCCGCAAGTTCGTGAATCTTACGCAAACCCATCACTACTTACTTTGCTGGCGCAAGCAAGAGGCGCTGGAGTAGGTAAAGCCGTGGCTTTACAAGTGCCATCGTTTGCCCGCGCTTTGCAGGTGTACACGCATACTATTAGCGCGTTTGAATTGAAAGAATATGTCGGACGAGACCAAGTAGTAGCCCGCGCTTTCCTTGTGCAACCGACAAAAGTAACGACGTATACCGCTTTAATGACCCGCACAGTGTCCGACTTACTTTTATACGATGTTGCTTATTGGCTCGTCTCAGCACGTTCATGGGATGGATTCCCTAGCGAAGTAACATACATGCCTTACGACCAAATAAGTTTTGTGCCCTACAGCGCGTACACAGAGCCGGTGCCTTCTGATGGTCAAACTTTATGGAACGGCGCGCCAGTACCGGACCGAAATATAATTCGTTTCGACGGAGACGGCAACGGGGGATGGTTGACCTACGGATCTAGCGCCATTAGTACAGCGGCAGCACTCGAGGCCGCATCCTTCCAATACGCAGTAAGTCCACTTCCACAAATTGCGCTAAAAAATAGTGGCGCGGATCTGCCCGAGTCGGTTGTGGATAGTTTGCTAGATGCTTGGGAAGAGGCACGGCAGAACCGCTCCACCGCATACCTAAACTCCACAATTTCGGCGGATACGTTTGGATGGAACGCAAGAGACCTACAACTTGTCGAAGGTCGCAACGCATCAGCGACAATGATTGCCCGACTGTGCAACCTAGACCCCGTTTGGGTAGGAGCGGGCGTAAGTGGATCAAGCCTGACCTACAGTAATCGCGTTGATCTTTATCGCAGTCTACTTGACATGTCACTTACTCCAATTATGCGAATGATTTCCGAGCGTATGAGCATGAACGACGTTACCCCACGGGGTCGAACCGTCCAATTCGATACAACCGCATTCCTCAAATCTAACCCGGCCGAAATGGCGCAAATAGTGAACACGCTTTTACCTCTTGGCGTCGTTGACGTACCGGAAGCCCGAAACATGATCGACCTACCCGACTTGATAAACCTAGAAGACATGGGGCCAGCATGAAAACTACGCAACACGACACTGAACTAGTCGTAGAATTACGCGAAGATCAAACCGGCGACATTGTCGCTACGGGTTATGGTCGAGCGGTTCCTTACGAGCAAACGACACAGATCGGCAGCATGTCTGAGTCGTTTGCTAGAGACGCTTTTAATCCTTCTGACGTTATTGGCAAACCGTTTGCGTATCGCCACGGGGAACCTATCGGCGTAATTACCGGTGCCGAAAATAAGCCCGATGGTTTGTACATTGATTTTAATATTGTAAATACGCGGCAAGGCGTTGATGCAGCGACGCTTATGAGGACCGGCGCAAGCAAAGGGCTTAGCGTCGGCTTCAAGCCGATAAAATCCGTGATGAACCGTGCGGGTGACGCTATTCAACACATGGCAGCGTCATTGCTAGAAGTATCACAAACCCACATGCCCGCTTACGCAACAGGCGTCAGCGAGATCAGAGAAGACGAAGAAAAGGAAGAAACTATGTCAGAGCAGACCACTGACGAGGCCGTAGTGGTCTCTCAGGACATTGAAGCCCGCGAAGCAATCGGAGCGGTACGACAAGAACTTGCAGCATTACAGGCAAGCGTACATATTAGCGAGCCCGTACATGAACTAGCACAGTACCGCACTTTAGGCGAATACCGTCTTGCAGTGCTTAACGGAGAAGTAGAATCACGCGCATTGTTCGATCAGGTTACAGCCAATAACCCCGGCCTTATGCCACCAATTTTCTCAAACATTGTTCGCGGCATTTTTGACCTCGGCGCACCAACTATCAACGCCTTCGGCCGGGAATCTGCAGGCACCGTAGGTATGGAATTCAACTTTCCATATTGGGACGGCGACCTTACCGCGATTGTTGCGGAACAGGTTGATGAGAAGGACGAAGTCAACTCGGTTGCTATCAGCATCCTTAAGGGCACTGCAAATCTTAAGACTTATGCGGCCGGATCAGATATTTCGTTCCAGTTGCTACAGCGTTCGAGCCCGTCCTATGTAGACGCGCACACGCGCATTATGCTTAATTCGTATGTGCAGGTTACCGATATCGCTATGGTCGCAGCGGTTTACGGCGCTCGGACCGTTGAGGCTTACGACATTGCAACAGATACAGACGGATCGGCTTTCCGTGAAGCAGTGTTCGGCGCGTCGGTGTCGGTGCAGACTGCCACCGGTATGCCTGCTGAATTTGTTCTTGTATCGCCTGCAGTCTTTAAGACTATTGGTGGATGGTCCACGTTCTTCCCATCTAATTACGGCACCTTTAATGTGTCAGGTGTCGCAAACGCTAATAACCTCAGCGTCGCCGTGTCGGGCCTTCCGGTTATCTTGGACCGCAACATTGGCGGCAACGCTATTCTCGTATCTAACCGCGAAGCAGCCAAATGGATTGAATCGGGTCCATTCTTGGTAAATATGGATAACGTCGCCCAACTTGGTCGCGATGTTGCCATATATGGATATGGAGCCGCACAGATTATTAGCAGCGCCGGCATCATTGGCCTTCAGTAAAAACTCATACGGACAGAGAGTAGGACCCCGATGGCACTCGTTACAGGTGCGGAACTAGCCGAGGCACTTGACCTCGACTACGACCCGCCTACAGAGCCATACGACCAAATCGCCGCGGCAGCGGATGACATCGTAGGGGTCCTACTCACTGACGCTGCATACGAGTTAGAGCCGCCCGCATGTAAAGAAGCGGCGCTATCGGTAGCGGTAGAGATTTATCAGGCGCGAACAGCGGCAGGCGGGCAAGCCGTAGCGACTGATTACAGCCCCGGACCGTACCGACTTAGCGTGTGGATCACTCGCCGCGTTGCAAGTCTTCTCGGTCCGTATATGAATACAAAAGGGATGATCGGGTGACGGCGCTTACTACCGAAGCGCGCCTAGCATTGGTGTCAGCGTTTACGGGACTTGGCTATAAAGTCTATTCAGCAGTGCCAAACGTGCCTACGCCTAAAAGCATTGTTATCATTCCAGACACTCCTTGGATCCTTCCAAACCGCATCGGTTCCAGTCTTAATTACGAAGTATTCTGGAAAGTTATTGTCACCGTATCTCCGCGAAATAATGACGCTGCACAACTTGACTCAGAAAACGCAGTAGACATCATCCTTGCAGCGATCCCAAATCCTTACACGTTCACACGTGTTGGCCCTCCGCAACTGACAGACGTCGGCGCTCAGGGAACAGTAATCACTACCGAGATAAACGTCTCGGTCAGAATGAAGGAGTAACATCATGGCAGCAGTCGGCGTCGCAGGCTCTACATTTATTGTAGAACTCGGAACCCCAGGAGTGGCATACACGGATCAGGTCACGACCGGAACCGTTACTACCACACCAACAATCACCCGCACCAAGACTTTGGGTGATGTGAACTTTACACAGACAGACCTTAACTCCACTATCTCGTTGAACTTCATGTACGACGAGGACACGGGCATGTATGACGCTTTGCAGACCGCTATCGCGGCAGGCTCAGCAGTTGCCCTAATCATCAGCACAACAGCGGGCGGATCATGGACTGGTGCATCTATGCACATTGACTCGGCTGATATCAGCATTGACGCGGCTAACGTGGCAATGTGCACAGTTGGGCTACAGGGTTCTGTAGTATTTGCTTAATCAAACCAATAGAAACGGGGAAACATCATGTATCCATCACTCATAATTAAATTAGGCGACAACGAAGCGACCGAGTACGAGATTCAGACTCTCGATGTACACGAATACGATCGTATGGTTCACAAGACTAAAGACTATTCGAGTGAATTCGGCCGCCAGTTATTTATCGCCTATACGCATCTGACAGGCAAGCAGCCGAAAACCTTTGACGAGGTAGCGGACTGGGCACGAGCCAATGAGGTACGAACTCGCGTGGGGGAAGACAAGGACCCTACGACGAGGGCACTATCGGAAGACTAGCCGTCCAGGTCGCCCTACGCATTGGGCGACCATTCGACGAAGTTATCCGCTACGACTCGGCACTATTCGCAACGATCTTGGAGGAGTTAGGCGATGGCACAGAAACTTACTGACGCCTACATCTCAGGATTGAACGAAGTCCTCAGGTCCTTTAAGGCGTTGCCTAAAGAGGCAGCAAAAGAACTAAGAGACTCATCGGTCGTTATTGCCGAGCGATATATGGCACCGTCTTGGAAGAACGCGGCAATGGGCGCGGGGCCGTGGGGCCAGAAAATCGCGCACAGTGTGAAAGTCCGGCGCGACCGTTTGCCCAGTGTGCAAATAGGCGGAAACAAAAAAGTCTTTAGCGGCGGCGCAAGTGCGACCATGGTCCGATACCCATCAGATCAAGGACGCGGAACCGCACGACCAGGGCGAGTCATGCCACCGGCGTTCGAGAAAACTGACTGGATTAAGGAAGCCAAACGCGGCTACGCGACCGAGGCTGTCATCGAGTGGACTAAAGCAGTGGACCGCATTGTGCTGAAATGGACGGCAATGTAATGGCCGGCAAAACTTTAACCATCGTCCTAGCGGCAGATATTTCTCGGCTCTCTCGCGGATTACGCTCGGCACAAGGCGACCTCGATACGTTCGACGGGCGCATAAACTCACTCGGAAATAAAATCTCCGGCAGTCTAGGCCCAGCAGCACTTGGCGCGGCAGCAGCCGTGGGAACTCTCGCCGTAGCAATGGCAGTACAAGGCGTCCAAGGCGCACTCGCAGACGAAGCAGCGGTCGCGAAACTCACCAAGACACTAGACAACTTAGGGCTAGCAAGTGACACCGCCCAAATCGAGACGTTCATCGACGCGCTCTCGCGTTCCGCAGGCGTGGCAGACGATCAACTACGACCCGCTTACGACCGGCTGATCCGTTCTACACAAGACGTAGGACTCGCAAACTCAGGTCTAGCCCTTGCTTTAGACATTGCGCAAGGCACCTCATCCAGCCTTGAATCCGTTACAAATGCCCTTGGAAAAGCCTATGACGGGAACTACGGTGCATTAAGCAAATTGGGCACCGGTCTTGATAAGGCCACACTTGCCACCGGCGACATGGAACTCATCACGGCAGAACTCGCTAAAACTTTCGGCGGGCAGGCAGCAACGCAAGCAGAAACTTTTCAAGGTAAACTCGCTCGGCTTTCCGTTGGCTTTGACGAACTCAAAGAGGCTTTCGGCTACGGATTCTTAGACGCTTTCGACGCGGCTACAGGCGGCATGGACGATTTTATGCTGACCCTGAAAGACTTAGAACCGCAATTAAAAACTATTGGCACAGCAATGGGCAACCTTACTATTGCAACAGCCGGTCTAGGGATCCAAGGCGTAAAAAACCTGAGCGCGTTTCTCGTACTCTTACAGAACCCGACTTGGGGAACTTTCGGCAGCACATTGTCGAACCTCGGCAAAAGCCTTGCGGACTGGTCGTCGTTATTACCTGGCTATCTCAAGCCAGTCGGTACCGCCCTTGG